CATAGCATAAACCCTTGTTATGAGTATAGAATCTTATCGCGTGAGATTTACGTCGAAAATGTTATCACAAACGTGTCTAGCATTTTGTATAGGTTGCACAGGACTTAGCATGTATTATTGTCTTAGTGTAACAACAATTAACCGTGAAACATCCACCCAACAACAAAACTGGATGTATAAGCTCGTTTTAGGAATAAACAACGTCAGCAGCAGACTTGATAGATGTATATCTACAATGTCTGTTAGCCCTAGAATGATCTTATCTAAAATCGTGGATTTGGCCAGAGTTGAGCCTGCCCAGACGAATTCTCGTCTCCGCATGGCTTTTCGGGATATCCCAATGCCTATCGAGAAAAAGCTCGATAGTACCCATACGCATGGCTCTTCAGCTTTCTGGAGGTCATGTGGAACCAAGTGTGCTAGAGAATTAGCCAATTCTGTAGGAATGGACATTTATGTGATGCAAATGTCTCCTACTGATCAACGTGAGAACCTTAGAGGTGTACGTGATTATTATTGGCCTAAGGACCTAGCTGCCAAATCAAAACAAGATATCATTACTCCAAATGATATCTTGGTTATGATTGATGTAGATTATTACTATGATATGAAAGATTTTCTACTCAAACATGACAACCCAGTTCTTATTTATACTTTTGTCCCAGACGCAGCTGCTTATTCAGAAGATGAGTACAATTTTCATTTCGTACATTCAAATACTGGATCAGTGGTCAAATATAATGTGTCAGGTGGTGCAGAGTATGAACATCAATTGTGGAATTACGGAGTTGATGTAATTTGTGTCAGTAGTGCCTTCAAAAGTAAGGTCTACAACATAGAACGTCGTAAAATGAATGCAAATCATCAACTTTTGTTGTTGGTCCCAGTTGGAACATGGTATTTTCCTTTTAACTGTTATGGTGACCTATTCCCAAACCAATTGGACCGTTTGATGATTACAAATGAGCAACATACCATACTAAATATTGATCATGGACAAGGAGTGGATGTGTCTATAAGTAAGGTAGGTATGTTGGCTGCAGCAAAAATACCTAAAGTTAAATTTGACCTAGCTGAGCTAGCGTATTTTGCCGCCAGTGTAAAACCCACCGTACCAACATTACAGCCATTGATAGGGAGTCGAGATGATGCGCTGATTTTGTTGGATTATTTTCGAACAACTTATCCAGAGAGAACAAAGTTAGGTAGTGTCACATTAACCACCGTGTATGATGCTCCTGTAGGCGTACGAACTTATCAATTTATTCAAGATAATGAAGAATTGATAGATGATTTGAAACCAATGTTACATGCGTACATGAGCCCATTAATACCAAATGCGTTTGTTCCCACCAATACAGTGCAGAATGAAGCACGTAGTATTGAAGGCAGAGTAAAACGCCCTGGAGAAGAAGCAAAGAGCATACAATTGAGTTCTAAGTCATTACTTGAGTTCAATGAGTTGTTTCGACAATATGTCTTGCCACACCATTTATTAGATCCAGTAGATTATGAAGAAGTTTTAGAACGCCAGAGTCGCCCCACACAACGCGCACTATTGGCTCAAGCTGAATTATCTGACAATATTAATGGTGATGTTTCGACATTTCTTAAGAGTGAAGCATATAAAGGACTAAAAGACCCCAGGACAATAACTACTTATTGTGCCGGATTAAAGGCAGAATATGCCAAGTTCATCTATGCTATAGCTGACCATTTGAAAGTCCATGCGCCATGGTACACCGCAGGAAAAACACCCAAAGAGATTGCCCACTACATTTCTTATTTATGTAGTGACGCAAATTATGTTATAGAAGGTGACTTCACAGTGCAGGATGGACACACCAGTAGCATAGTGCGTGAAGCGGAATGCGCAGATCTCTTATTTTCTTTCAAACCACAATACCATGACCAGATCTCTAAATTATATAAAGCAGGTTATAATTTGACAGCCAAAACCAAACATGGATTAAAATATAAATTGGAGTTTCAGAGAGGTAGTGGTAGTATGGAGACATCCGTACTTAACAGTTTAAATACTTATAGAATTATTTTATACGCTTATTACTTAAATGGCGTAAAACCTCAATATTCCATTAGTATACCTATAGTAGTACTAGGAGACGATTCGCTGGCTAGAGATCTTCCATCAAAGTGCCTTATAAAAGCTGCTCGTGTTTACGGGCAAGTAATAAAAGCTGAAATAAAGCAAAATGGACAAGCTGGCGTAACTTATTTATCACGAGTGTTTACTGAGCATGTGTGGTTTGGTAGCCCAACATCGACTTGTGACATTTTTAGAACGTTATCTAAGATACACGTAACAAATAACAACAACAGAAAAGTTAGCAATGAGCAATTATTATTGGAGAAGATGGCTGGTTTGTCTTTATCTGACAACCACACCATAATAATTAGATCATTATTATCTACTATCAAGAGGCTAGGATACACTTTACCTATGGCCGAGCAAGGATGGTGGTCAAAGTTTGATTATGACAACAATTGGCCCCAGAATCCATCAGATTTAGATGATACAACACAAATGAAACAGTTGTCCAAATACAACGCGAACATTGAACCACTGATGGAACACTTGGATAATGCTAACACTTTAGCCGAACTACTCACTTGTCCAGCAATAATCGGATTAGAGGAATTAGAACCCGTAGCTGTAGATGCTAGAGTCATTTTAGGTGAGACAATTATTGAAGCTAAAGATTCCGAACCAATATGCCATTTTTATAATCAAGGCAAATGCACAAGAGGTAAGAAGTGCCAATTTGCCCATATTAAAGTCTGCAAAGATTATCAAATAAATAAATGTAAACGCAACAATTGCAAATTCGCTCATCGTTTGGCACCAATAACTATACCTCCTAAACCACGGTTGGTTGGTATAGAGCTAAACCCTGGGCCTGGCATTCACAAATTAGTTTCAGACAGTGCTGCATCACTTATGCCGAACATGCAGGTAGGCATTAAGTTTGAAACAAAAAATAAATTCGTTTTGAATTTCCCAAAAATGCCAAAACAACGTAAGCAAAAGAATGCTACTAAAGCAGAAGTAGCAAAAATTGCAAATAAAGTAGAGGAAAAAGTCAAATCTGATGTCAAGAAGAAATGGCACACAGGTCTGGCTAGTAAGGTGGGTTCAGTCATTGGTGGTTCCATGTTTGGAGCCCCCGGAGCTGCACTCGGTGACTTGGCCGGAAAAGCCTTTTCTAAGATCACAGGTGTTGGATCTTATAAAATATCTAGCAACACTCTAATCAACGGAGGCCAAATACCCGGTTTCTCAAAGGTCGCTGATGGTTATGAAATATCACATAGAGAATATTGTTTTGATTTATATAGTGGCACCAACCTAGATGGTAATGCCACCAATTTTTCAAATAGAGCATATAATATTACTCCAACCAACTCAACATTGTTCCCATTGTTATCTCAGCTAGCTTATTATTTTCAGGAATTTGAAATTAGAGGCTTAGGCTTTGAATTCAAATCAACTTCATCTAATGCACTAACTAGCACCAACACTGCATTAGGTACAGTGATGATGGCAACTAATTATGATCCAAAAGCAGCACCATTTGACTCTAAGTCCGAATTAGAATCATATGAAGGTGCTATTTCAGCTAAACCGGCTGATTGTTGTATGCATTTGGTAGAATGCAAACCCCGATACAACGTTTTAGGAAGGTACTACCAATACAATTCAGCTACATTAGGATCAGTCGATGATATCAGATTTAGTTCTCTAGGTCTGTTGAATGTAGCCACAACCGGAATGCAAGCGGCTAGTGTAAACTTAGGAGAAATTTGGACAACTTATCATGTCAGATTGTTCAAACCTAGAGTCATCATGTCTGCTGATTCGCATTACTTTAGTAGTTGGAGCACTGGTGGTAGTTACACAGTGCCAGTTGGCAATGGATTAGGTAATCCAACCGCAGGCACTATCACCGCAGTACAAAGTGGTGGTATGTTAGGCACAGTTGGACCTGCCGGAGTATATTTAGACACAACAACAACTACCTACCAACCAGCCAGAGCACCAGTTGTTACAACATTTAATGCTGGTGTATCAACAATAGAATTTTCAAAAGCTGGTTATTATAGAGTGATAGTTACCGCAGCCACTACGGGCGGTGGCTTCACTGGCACAGGTGGCTATATTAAAGGATTACCGGTTGATGGTTTAGAATTTGTGAACCACTTCCAGTTAGCCAATATAGCCCAACAACCCTCCCCTTATGCCTTCGGGCAAGTTCAAACCCTTGTAGGCGCTGGTGGACCAATGATATATACCGCCAATGTCTACAGTCCAGGGTGGACTGGTGAGATCAATGCACCACAGTTAGGATTAGTCATAGCAGGAACACAAATTGTTATGTCAGACGTAGGCAACATAAATGTCGATGTCTTTGAAGCAGTTGACCTAACGAATGTAAATAATTCAGTGGTGCCAGCAAATCAAAATTCAGTTAGTGCAGGTTATGCCGTCCAATTAGATAGCATTGAAGAGAGACGCGCACTATTGCAATTTTGCAAATCTTTAACTAAGAAATCATTAGAGCAACACATAGCCACACCATTTTGTTCATCCGATGAAGAGAAAGATGTAGACCTAGTTAAAGTTCATAAAGGATCGGTAAAAGGATCCAAATAAACCATGGTCAGTTTTGCTCGTTGAGCACGCC